GACGCGAACGGCCGGGCCGGCGACCCCCATCGTCCGGTCCACCTCCGGGCCGAGGTCCGCGACGCTCTTCTCTAGGAGCCGCACCCGCTCCTGAGCGCGGCTCAGTTCCGTCCCGATGCCCTGCTCCTCTTCAAAGGTGAGTTGCTTCTGAAGCTGCTCAAAGGAGGTGAGCGCGTCCTCTACACTGAGCGACCGGACCCGCTCCTGAAGGCGCCTCAGCTCATTGCGGAGGCGCTGGACGGCCTTCTGGTCCAGGTCAATGTCGGTCTCCGAGAGGCGATCAAGCGCCTTCTGGAGAAACTGGACCTGCTCCTGAGCGGCCCCCAGATTGTCAATCCTGCCGATGTCAAGCTGGCGACTGAGGGCGTCTTGGAGGTCCTGAAAGTCGCCGAGGACCTGCTCAAGAACGCTCGCGTCCTGTTCGTACTTCTTGACCTCCTTCTGGTACCGTCTCAGCTCACTAATCAGCATCTGAAAGCCCTCTGCGCTCTGGTCTACCTCGGGGCCGAGGTCCTTGACCGTCTGAAGCAGAAACTCCACCCTACGCCGCGCTCGCTCGGCCTCGGAGCCGATGTCCAGCCCCTCCTCAAACGAGAGCTGCTTCTCCAGGGTTCGGTAGTCCTCAACCGCCTGCGCGAGAGAGTCCGTGGCCCCCTCCGAAGAGTCCTTCGTCTGCTCAATTTCTTTGTTGAGCCGCTTCCACTGGCGCCGCAGATCCTGAATGGGCTGTGTGCCCGCAAGCTCCGTCCCGGCAGCGAGGTTGAGCGCCTCCTGAATCACATCGGCCTGCCGTTGGAGCGCCTCTCTCTCGCTGATCAACCCCATCTCTAACTTGTCCTGAAGGGTCCCGGAAAGATCGGTCAGCGTCTTCTGCGTATCTGCGTAAAGCTCTTGGGCAGTAACGGATTCTTCAACGGCGCGCTTGAAGCGACGCTGTTCAAGCCGGGCCTTCCGGGACTGATCTATGAGCCCCTGTAGTGACTCGGAGGCCCCCTGGTTGACGGAGGAGAAGTTGCGGATTGCATTTGAGTTTTCCTGAAACTGATCCCGCAGGGCCAAAAGCTCCTCGCGCCCGAGTTCGCTCGCGTTCAAGACTTGCTCTACGTTGATCCCCATCTCTTCGAGGGCGCCCTGAACGCCCTCGCGGCCCTCAATTGCGCTTCCAAGACGCTCCATTCTGCGTCGGAACGTTGCCGTGTGGGTGTCCGCAGTATCAAGCCTCCCCACCACGCCATCCAGAGCGGTCTGGATTGAGACAAACAAGTTCCCAACGCCCGTTTGCCCACTGAGAGAATCGAACTGACCCTTGAGCCGCTCCGCCGTCCTCCGCGTCACGCTGAACTGCTGGTCCACCTGCCCGGCCAGGGAAAGCATCTCATCAAAGCTCTTCGTCGCGTCCTCCACCGAGATGCTAAGTGCATCCGCCCCGAGTTGCATCTCTTTCAGCCTGTTGGCGACGATCGGGCCCAGTCCAATGACCGCCTGGAGGGCAAGGATGAGCCCCGCAGGCCCGAGAATGGCGGTAGACATGGTGCTAAGGACGCTGCCCGCCGAAGTGGCCGTGGCCGACATCTCAGAGAGCTGCTCGGCCATGAAGGCGATGTTGTTCCCCGCCCCGGCCACGCCGAAGCGGAGGTCCTGCACCGCATCGCCCGCGCTGAAAATGAACTGCCTGCTCTTCGCGGTCTGCCGCCCGAACTCTGCCGTTCGGTTTCCGGCCCGGTTCATCTCCTCCCGTAGCTGAACGATCTTGTCCTCCACGAGGCCATACTCCCGCGCCGACTCGTTCAGATCGGATTGGAGGTCCTCCAGCGCCTGGATCTGCTCCCGGATCTGGTCCTTGTGCCGAATGCCGACCGCGTTGAGCCGCTCAATCATGGAGGCGTGCTGGCTCGCCTCCTCCGAGGCCCCCTCGGTGGCCTGCTCGTTCATGTCAATCTCGCGGTTGAGCCGCTCGATCTGCTCTTGCAGCTCGCCAACCACGCGCTCGTCGTCCTCAAAAACGCCCTGGAGGATCTTCAGCTCGTCGCGCATGTCCTCAAGCTGGCTCGTCGTCACGACGCCCGCAGAGTTGAGGTCGCGAACCGCCTGCTCGTAGGCGCTGATCTGGGTGTCCGGCGTCTGGGTCTCCTGAAGCTCCTGGTTGAGCGTCTCAATGCGGCTTTGCACATCGCCGATGGCCTCCGTGGCGTCCACCGCCGTGGCCTGGAATTGGTCAAGGTCCTTCTCGGCGGTTTCGAGGCCCTGGACGGCATCCTGGCTGATCGGCGGCGTGTCCCCCGCCTGGCGCATGACGCCGGACAGCGTGATCAGTTGGCTCTCCAGACGCTGCAATTGCTGGATCTGGCGCTGAATGTCCTGGACGCTCTTCTGGCCGATCTTGTCGCCGAGCCGATCAATCTCGGCCTGTAGGGCGCGGGCGGCCCTGGAGTTTTCGGGAAACTGCCCCTGGAGCCGCTCCAGCTCGCCTCGCTGCTCGCGGAGCTGGTCGGTAGTGCGGATGCCCCTCTGGTTGAGCGCCTGGAGCGCCTTCTCGTACGCGCTGGACTGGCTGGCGGCCTGCGCGACGCCGTCCCCGGACTGGCGCGCCGCGTCGGACACCTGCGTCTGCGTGGAGGCGAAGTCATCCGACGCGCTGGAGGCTCCTTCCACCGAATCCTCCAGGCGAGCAAACTCCTCCGCCCCCGCACGCACGCTCTGCACGACCCCCTCGTCGCTGACGGTAATGGTGACTTCTACGTTCGCCATGAGGGGAGGCGGTCCTGTGAAGGGTCACCTGTGAAGGCTCAAGAGCCAGAAGAGGCAAAGTCGTCCATCTCCTCATTTACGCGGTTCTGCTCCATGTAAATGAGGGTCTTGTAGAGGGGCCACTCGCACACCAGGAGGTCATACCGGTCCGGGGGGAGGGAGGCGATCTCCGTCTCAATGGACACGATTGACGAGCTCTCGTCCGCTGCCGGGTAGAACCACCACCCCTCTTGGTACTCGGTCAGGTAATCCTCAGCGTAGCTTAGTTGCCACGTGAGGCAGAAATAAAATGGTCGGTCATCACCCCCAAGAGGCTCTGCACCTGATACGCAGGCATCGCCTCAATGTCGTACTCCTCCGCGTTTTCCAGCATGAGGTTCATGAATTCATGCGCCTGGCGGAGGCCGACCTGCTCGGGAAACTTGACCGGCTTGCCCTGGAGGATGTGGTCTACGTCCACCTCCTGCTCGCTGCCCTTGTTGAGCAGTTGGCAGAGGCGAGACACATCGCGGAGCGAGATGTCCTCCTTGTCTACGACCTGCAACGGAGGGTCCAGCTCCAGCTCTTTCCCACCACCCTCCATGTCCCGCTGTACCTGAAACATGGGCCAAACTGGTGGTTGTCTGATTGGCTACGCTACGCGTCGCGTAGGTTAGGAGCCGGTGTAGTTCGGATCCTCCGTCATGAGCTTCCCGGCCTGCGCCTCCGTGCCGGAGAGTTCAAGCAGGTAGACGTGGTGCCCGTCGCTCCCCTGCTTCTGCTGGGCAATGCGGGGGATAAGGCCGAGGCGCCCCCCGATCACGTCCGGCGTCCCCGCGTCCTGGAGGGGCGTCTCGCGGACCCAGATGGGCGTCTCCTCGTCGTCGTACTGCTGGAGGTTGTCAATCTCCGCGCCCTCGCTCTCATGCTTCTTGACCGCGTAGGCGAACTCCAACTCCTTCCGCGCCGAGGACTGGCGCCCGTCCAGCACGGTCGCGCCGACGGATCCGACCTGGGGCCGATCCGAGCCGTCGTCGCTCATGCGGACGGCGTCAATTTCGGTCCATGTGGGAGCGCCGACCTCAAAGGGGTTGTCGGTCGTGTACTCGTACTTGAGCTGCTGATCCTTGATGGATGCTCCTTGTTTAGCCATGTCGGGGGCGGGGTGCTATGCAAAAGCATAATGGCGTCTGTGCTACCAGTGCGTGACCGCCACCTCAAATTGGCCGTAGTGCGTTGCCTCAATGCCGAGGTCCTGAACGGGCCTCGGGCCGGGCGGGAAACTTGGATTGAGGGGGACTGAGAGGTAGACCGTATCCCCCGAGTCCAAATGAAGGACCGGTTCCTGCCTCAGCGTGGAGACGAGGCCGAGCGGGTTTTCGCCGATGATCAGGTTTTCCCAGGCGTCAAACGACCCCGCGCCGGGGGCCTCCTCTCCGCTCTCCCATTCAAGGTCAAGCGTAACGCGGAAAAGGTCAACTCCCCCGTGCTGAGAGCCGTTGAGCCGAAGGAGCGAGTCTTGCGACCCGCCAGTGACCATGCTCTCGTCCTGCGGTCCGGCCCAGTAGATTGAGCAGAAGCGGACCCGCTCGTTGGCCGGACTCTCCGCCACGATCCGCTGCTGGAGGCGAGAGGACACCTTCAGAAGCTGCCGCACCGGACGCTCGTAGACCTGAAAGTCAAGGCCGTGGTCGGCGAAGACCCCCTCAATCAGCTCGCGCAGCTTGGCCCGCTTCTTTCCCGGAGGGACTTCACGAATCGCGCTCATGGGCAGTGCTCAAAGGTCCGAAAGGACATTGTCCGCGAGGTCGCCCGCCGTCTCTACGATGAAGGGCTGAAGGTTCTCCGCCGTCGGCTCCGCAACGGGGCGCGCCGGAATTGATCCCTCAACAGAAAACGTGCTCTGGTGCTGGGAAGCGATAAAGATCGCCATCCAATCGGTTCCCTGACTGGAGGACTGCTCCTGGGCTTTGTGGTAGAGGTACCCCCGCATCCGATCGGTAATCGGGACCTCATGGCTAAACGACCCCCCCTCTTCGTGGATGCGGGCGTAGGCCGTCTTGACGACGCGGCTCCACTCAAGGCGGAATGAACTCTGCCCCACGCTGATTTGCACATTCGTCTCGCCCTGACGCCCTCCATCGTAGAAGCGCCCTTGGTAGCCTGCGGCGAGCTGACCCGTCAGCTTGCGAAGCGGACCGGGGTCCGCGGTGGGCCGGTCCGGATACCGGTTCGCGAAGGGCAGCTTTGGCGGCCCCTCCTGCATGTATCGGTTGATCGCAATCTGGCCGAAGCGCACCTGGATCCGCTTCGCAAGGGGTTGGAGCACCTCCGGCTTGAGCCGTTCGGGGGCCTCCGCCCACACCTGCGCCACCTGGCCGATGTTGTGCTCAATGTTGATGTTCATCGGCGGGTGCGCTACGCGCTGGTGAAAAGCCTACGCGATTGCGCCGTGACGCCCCGTGAGCGAGCGGAGCTGCCGCTCCTCGTAGTCCTGATCGGCCTCTCGCTGGCTCTTCGTGTTCTCAAACTCTCCGAAGCTCACCTCCGACATGGAGATGCCGATCAGTCCACTGAGGCGCTGCATGAGGCGGTAGACGACGAGGTTCTCGGCCACCTGCCTGATCTTCTCCGGCAGGGGTGGGATGTCCCCCTGATCTACGTTGTCGGTGACAACCGGGAGGAAGTCCGAATGCTTCTGGTCGGGGCGCTTGTATCCGGCCACATAGGAGACGTACGTGAGCGATTCGGTCGTGGACCAGACCGCCTTTTCGTCGTGGTCAATCTGGAGACTCGACATCGCGTCGCTCTTCTCCGTGACTGCGAGCACGGGCCACTGGCGCGGGAAATATCGATAGGGGTGGGGGTCCGGGCGCCTCGGGTGGCTCATCTTCTCCGACCAGTCGCGTGGGCTGAGGTAATCGGTGTACTCCGCAACGATGAGGTCGCGGGACAGCCAGTCCTCAATGCGAGCCGTGACCGAGGAGATGGTCTCCAGGGCCTCCTCCTCAAAATCCGAGCCATCAGCGAGGACCTGATCCCGGATCACATCGCCCTCGTCGGCGCGCATCAGGGCATCGCCCACATCGTCCTTCGTAATGAGGTCCTCCGTTTGCACATCCATTACTTCGCGACGATCTCATCCCACGCCTGACTGAGCGCCTGTGCCCGGGTCGGCCCGATCCGGTTGACCACCTCAAAGTCCCCCGCGACCTCCGCGAGGTCCTCAAAGGTGGTGATGCCGGACTCCGCAAGGACATCGTGGCTCGGGAGCGTGGTGGTGAGCGTCCCGTCTTCGTCCACGTACTCCGTGTGCTCAAACGACCGCTCCGCAGAATCATCCTCCGCAGAACCATCCTCGGTAGGGCCGTCCGTCTCGGCACCGCTCGCCTCAGAGCCGGACGCTGTGCCGCCCGCGTCCGCCGCGGCATCGTCTTCATCTTCCACGCCCGTATCCAGAATCTCAGCGAGGCCCAGCCGCTCCAACTCGTCGGCATACTCGTCGTCCACAACGGCGGTCTGGCCGGTCGCAATGGTGCCACCGACATGATCAAGCTGCTCGCTGTTTGAGAAGGACGCCTGTGCTTCAATGCGGGTAGCCATTGGCCTTGAGGAGTTATTCGGAAGGCAGTTTGAGAAGAGAGGGATCGGGCTCGTCAAAGTCGGGCGAAGGGTGCGGATACCGCGACCACTGGACCAGGTCTCGCGTCCGAACGCCGAGCTTCGCTTTTTGGAGCGGCATGAACTGGTCCCGCCGAAACCGCTGCTCAGAGTAGCTCTCCGAGATGCGCCCTTCACTTCGCAGGTGCTGCGCGGTCACATCCGGCGTTAAGAGACACTTCAAATCTACATCAACTGTTCCCTCCGGCAGCGGAAACGGGCGCGTGTCACGCGTCTCGCTCAGGGGGAGGGCCAGGCCCATGTCCACCAATTCCTCTGCGTAGTCGGCATCCACCTCAACCACATCCCCCGTTGCCACATGCCCGCCCACGTGGTCCAGATGCTTCTTGTTGGAGAAGGACGCCCGGGCCTGAACGGTCGTCATGTCGTCCTGCCCCGACCCGAACAGCTCTTCTCCGTTCTGGAGGGTTTCCCACCGCTCGCGCCACCGCTTCCCGCGAGGCGTGTCCGCCCGGATCGCGGTGAGGCGGGCGAAGAATTCCAAGTGCTCGTTCAGCTTGAGCTCTTCGTCCCAGGGCACCGCCTCAAGAAGACTCCGCCGCGCCATGAAGAAGTTCGGGAGGAGGTCAACCTCGTGGTACAGGAGCGTCCCAACGGAGGTATCGGCGCGCCTCGGGCGTCCCTCAGGCGGGCGCACTTTGATTTCTGCCCCGTTCGGGATGAGCCGACCGGTAAACCACACATCTCGGTTGAGCTTTCCGCCGAGCGACCACTCGGCCCCCACCATCCCACAGCCCTCTACCTCCTGGAGAAGCTCATAGAAGACGCGAAGGTCCGTGTTGGAGGTGCAGACATAATCGTCGTCCCAGAGCATTACGCATGGCTCTGTTGACGCCTGGACGAGCAGGTTGCGCTTCGCGCTGAGGCCGATGTCGTAAGCCGTCGCGGGCACATCGGTGGCCCCGTCGTATGTGGCAGGGGCGCGGCTGTCGTCGCACACGTAGATCCGCGCCTCCGGGTAGAAGTGCTTGATGGAGTCCACCAGACGCTGCGCAACGGCGGGCCGCTCGTGCGTCGGTATGATGTGGGCAATCTCACGGGTCACGGAGGTCGTGAGTCTCGTGGTACTCACACTTCGGACAGTCAATGGAGACCCGCCCCTCGTGCTGATCCTCATCTACGGATCCGATGCCCCCACAGTCAGGGCACTGCACGAGCGCCCGCTCATCGGGGTCGGATGGGCTTTCGGAGAGCACAATGGGCCTCATTGCCACTGCGTTGAGTTGCGAGCGTCTTCAATGGTCGGGGCCTGGATCTGGATGCCCACGTCCAGGGTCGGGTCCTCATATCCGCAATGCCAAAGGATACTGCGGACGCCGTCTTCGGTGTTCAGTTCCTCGGTCTGGAAGACTTTGACCCGCTCGTCCTCAATGGATTCAAGGATCCCGTACACGCGGTCCCAGAACAGGCCGATCGCCTCTCGTTTTGATTCGGCCTCCATCTCGGGCGGGTAGCAGTGGTCCCAGTCGTCAGCGCTCTGCGACCGATGGGCGTGATAGGACCAGTGGTCCGCATCGGGTTTCCACCGCAGGTAGGACTCAATGGTCTCCTCCCGATCCCGCTTCAGACCGACGACGCGGAGGACACGCCCGCTCTGGTCGGCCCACTTTAAGAGTGTCTCTACGTGAGGCGTCCAGTGAAGAGCCACTTCAGCCCTTATGGGTGGCCCCTCCCGCCGGGCCGTGTCTTGCCACAGGCGGAGGGGCCACAGGCCCGAGGGGCCGTTCCAGCGCACTCGGTCCTGAAACCGCTCGTGCGTGGCGTGGGTCGCGGGCTGCTGACCCAGGAGCCGAACGAGACTCTTCGTGCCGCAGCGGCCTGTACCGACGCCGATAATGAGCTTGTTCATCAACCCGAGGCGGTCAGGTCAGGCGCATTAGGATCCGGTGGTCGGGGCGGTGCCGTCAAGCTCGCCCTGCGGGAGGGACACGAGGGCCTCCTTGCGCTCAACCGCGACCTGCCCGCGCATGTTGGCACGGAAGGTGGCAAGCATGCGCTGGAAGTTGTCCTCGTCCTCGGTTGACACCATCACCTCGGTGTCCTGCCGGTCGTAGAAGGACGCGCCCAGGTTGTAGTTGCCCACGTGGGCAGAACCCTCCGGCAGCGCGTTGGTCGGATTCACGGGCAGGCCCCAGAGGCGCGGCGTCGTGTCCGACTGCGGCTGGACGAAGAGGTAGCGGCCATCCTGGTCCTTGATGAGCTGGATGGAGGTCCAGTTGAGCCAGGGGAGGATGATGCCGGTCGCCGGAAGCTCGGACCGCTGGGTCTGGAGGATGGCGACCATGATG